GCCATCCCGGATAACCACAATCTGGTTATGTGGTGGGCGATGTATCTGTGGAATAGTGACGGCAACTTCCGGACCTCGATGGAACGCGTGGCTTCCCACTTCCTCACCGATGTCGAGTTCCCGGATCTCGAGGCGTCGGAGGAATCGGCGTGGTCGGACTTCTTCAGTGAAAAGCTGGATTACCGCGAAGAGATTAAGTCCTGCGCCTACGACTATCTCTGTTTTCACGGTGATACGAAGACGATAACCAAGAACGGAGTTTTTTCTCTGCGGGAGTTAGAGGGGAAGACCGTTGACGTTCTTTCTCAGGGAGGCGTCTACCGTCCGGCTAAGTTTAAATCATTTGGAACGCAGCAGCTCCTTGAAGTAGAGTTCAGCGATGGTCGTACCGTATTGGCCACCCCGGAACACCAGTGGGTGGTTAGGAAGTCAACTGGGGGGACTGTTCGAGTTCCAACAACGCGGTTAGTAGGGCGGGATATTGAACGCACCGTTGCCCCTCGTCCACAGCAGGGTGTTGAGTTTAAGAAGGGGGTCTGTCACGGCTTTGTGTTTGGCGATGGAACCGTCTATAATAAGGATAAGCCCGGTAGGAATCCTCGGGGACGCGCTTATTTCTACGGTCCAAAGGTTGCGCTGCTTCCCTTTTTTGAGGGGGTGGGCTCACCCCCACGTAAAGATAAATCTGTTGATATGACTATGATCAACGGGGTGCCTTCGGAATGGAAATTGCTACCTGAGAACACGGCGAGCGCTGAGTATTGGTACGGGTTTGTTTGCGGCTTTCTCGCGGCCGATGGGTGCGTTGATGGGCGGGATGGCTGTACCGTGTTGACGCAGTCGTCACGCGCTGCGCTGGATGTCATTGCCGAACAGCTTCCGCGTATCGGGATGGTTGCCGGACCTTTGCGAGGGTATACCGCCACGTCTACTCTTCCTCAGGGAGGGGAGCATACGTTGGAGATGTTTTACCTCGGGCTGTTGAAGCAGACAATGCTGCCGCAGGATTTCTTACTCCCGACACACCGTGCTAACTTTGAGGCGAACTGGAAGCCGTCAAACTACGGCAAGTTCATTCGCGTGCGCGATGTCCGTGAGACGGGGATCGCGGAGAAGGTGTACTGCTGCGTTGAGGCGGAAACCCATACGTTTGTTCTTGAAAACGGCGTACTCACCGGGAACTGCTATGGTAATGTCTTCATTTCAATGTACCTCCCGTTCAAGCGGCTTATGCGGTGTACGCGGTGTTACATCGAGCAGCCCATCTCGGAAGTCGGCTATCGGTTGGACTATCTTGCCCAGGCGCCGTATCTCCGCTGGAACCGTAATGCCCCCTGCCCGAAGTGTGGCAGCATGGAGCCCTTTGAAGTCCTGGATCGCCGCGACCCCGATTTGAGTCGTGTAAAACTGAACCGGTACGACCCCAACGATATCGAAATCGGCCAGAACCGGAGTTCGTTGCGTAAGGAGTTTTACTGGCGGATACCTGATGATGCCCGCCGGGACTATCAGAATCGGGCGCGTATTCATATCGATGACACCCCCCTTGAAGTCCTGGAAGCCATCGCGGTTAACGGGCGGCTACGGTTCACCGACGAAATGATGCTCCATCAGGCCGAGCCCACGGTCTCCGGGATGAAGACCTACGGCTGGGGTATCCCACGGAGTATTTCTTGTTTCCGTACGGCATGGCTGCAACAGCTGACCAATAAGCTCGATCAAGCCGTCGCCATCGATTATACCCTCGGCCTCCGCATCATTTCCCCCGCACCGACCCCTGGTGCCACGGATCCCATGCAGACCATGGGGATGGAAAACTTTGTTAGCCGGATCAGTGGTATCGTCACGGCACACCGTAATAATCCCGTAGGTTACCACACCTCACCGTTCCCCCTGCAGTACCAGTTCATGGGTGGTGAAGGCAGCCAACTGCTTCCCGCGGAGAAGTTGAAGTTCCGGCAACAGGAATACCTGAATCAACTCGGGATTCCTTTGGAATACCACCAGATGTCGATGAGTGTCCAGGCCGCCCCAATGGCGTTGCGTCTGTTCGAAGCGTACTGGCAGAACATCCCGAATCTCTATAACCGTCTTTTGAACTGGTTGGTTACCACGCTTTCCAAGGTCTACGGTCTCGAGGCGACGAAGGCCATCATGCAGAAGACCACCATCGCCGACGATATGGAACGCAAGTCGGTATTGCTCCAGCTCATGTCCGCCAACCAGCTCAGCGCGCAGACCGCTCTGCGTCCCTTCGGGATCGACGCCCACGAAGAGGCCAAGAAGGTCATGCAGCAGCAGGCCTTCGTGCAGAAGCTGCAGGACGAGTACGCCAAGAAGGAACAGCAGAAGCAGGAGATGGGCCAGCTCAGTACCCAGGTCGCCGGGGCATCCGCGGGTTCCGCTGTGGCTCAGGCTCAAGGCGGCGCCCCGGCTCCAGGCGGTCCCGTGGGTGGCGTACCAACTGGCGGGATCCCCGGGGGCCAGCAGAACAATCAGTCCCTCTCCGGGATGTCATCGCAGGCCGACCAGATCGCCCAGCAGCTCGTCGGGCTCGATGAGTACACTCGGGGCCAGGAGCTCAAGGCCCTCCGCGAGAGCAACAAGGATCTCCACGCGCTGGTTATGTCTAAGATGGAAGCCCTGCGTCGTCAGGCGTCATCCCAGGGCGGCCAGATGTTGCTCGCCCAGGGTGCCCAGACCGCCGGTCCGGCTCCGGCGTGACTTGCTATAGGGGGCTAACCCCCTAAAGTTGCAGGGATCACTTATTCCCCGTCGAGGATCTCATGACTGCTACCGCTACGCTCCAGAAGAAACTCGCTAAAGCACTAACGAAGCGAGCGGCTGTCGAGCCGGGGCTCATGGATAAAATGAAGACCATGGGCGGCAACGCTATCGATGCCGTTAAGAATTGGGCTGGCAAAACAGGTCCTACCGGGTTTACCCATGGCACCGAAGCCGCCGCCGTCGGTGGTACTCTGGCCGCGGGTGCCCTCCTCGCGCACGTGTTGCGTAAAAAGAAGCAGCAGCCGCGTCGTCGCAAGTTGGCAGCTGATGTAACGAAGGCGTTTAATCAGGTGTCGAAGGCAGCGCGGACCCCCGTAGGTGCGGCAAGCGGTGGTATAGCACTGGGACTCACCGCAACCCCCGGTCTCGCAGCCGGCGCGAAGGCGCTCACCGCCCCGGCGGCTCCAGTGGTTGAGCCTGTTGCCCCAGCCCCAGAACCTACTTTCATGGATAAAGCCAAGACCATGGCCGGAAACACGTGGCAGGACACCAAGGATCTCGTTGCGGGAAATAAAGGATTAACGGTGGGTAGCGGCGCTGTCCTTGGCGGCGGCGTTTTGGCTGCTGGCGCGCTCCTGGCCTACCTGCTGCGGAAGAACAGGAAACCAGTGGACGAGTAAGCTCGCCGAAGGAGTCCTCCGTGTCCGAAGAATCCGGTAGTCCCACGGTATCCGTAGAGAGACCCCAGGATTTCCACGTCAAGAAGTCGGATAAGATTCCGTCGCCGATGAACCCGATTAGTTCGCTGCTCGCCCAGCGGAAACATCGGGTATCGGGGGTGGAGATGTTTAAGTCGTTGCAGAAGAAGGCAGCGGACATCGGTACTACGGAAGATATCCGAATCCATCGTCTGACCAAACAGTTGGTCAATGATGCCCTACAGCGTTACCCCCAGTATTTCGCGCAGCAGGGAATCGCGGATACACAAGCCTACGCCGACGAGCTCAGACATGACCCTGAGAAGTTGGGTGGCTTCTTGGCGTCCTACGGTCGGGCCCGTGGGGTGCCTGCGTTACAGGAGTTGGGCAACGCTATTTATGACTCCTCAGCTCCCCGGGATCAGGCGATGGACCGTGCCGACCGGCACGCTGGTGGTGGCGCCTTTATCGATCTTGCCGGTAACGTTGCCGACGCCGTCATTCCCGGTCCGGTGGGAACGGCTTTTAATTGGGGTGGGAACATATTGAATCCTGCGGTACAGGGGTTCGGGCTTGCCGGGCGGACAAACGTTAATCGTGATTCATTAAACGCCTTCCTAGACGCCGTGGACGATTCGATCATTTACGTTAATGCGCGTGATAATCTCGCCAGCGGTGTTCAGGCCGGGGCGCCTCCAGCGGATATCGCGCTGGCACAACAACGCATGGAAGCTGCGCGGCAGAAGGCATTACAGTCGGGGAGCCGTGTACTCAAACCGGAGTATCGCTCGGGGCCGGCGTTAGAACCCGCTGTAGCCGCGCTGGGGTTAGCCGCGGATGCGAGTTCAGCGGTTCTCGGCCCGGCGACGGCGGGGATGAGTCAACTCGGTCCCCAGGTCATCACTGATGCCTCACGCGCCGTGGGATATGGTCCGCCAAGCGGGGCGACATCTCGAGAGAACGAATACTACCAGCTCACCGGGCGGGACCCCAATGAGAATCTTGGTGGTGCCCAGGCTTACAGCTACGGTCGCGCCGGGGTAAATACGGCGCTCCTGACCCAAGGGGCGAAAGCCATCGCCCGGGCTCCCGCTGTTCAACGCGCGCTTACTCGTGCATCAGCACAGCTGGCAACCATAGCCCCCGCGGCTGCCGGCGCACTTACAGCACTAGGGACGGCAACGGTCTACGCCGGTATCCAAGGTGGCGTTAACACCTACCGTGGGATGACCGACGAGGGGCAGCAGCGTATCAGCGACCAGCAGGTTCAGAATGCAAAGGCACGCGCTGGGGGTGAATCACAGGCGTGGCAGACCGTTAGGGACGTCGGGGGTGGACTGATTCCGACGATGTTCGGAGTCCAGGAACCCGAGGCGTTTCACGCCGGGTTAGCGGATACGATCACAGCGGCGACAGGGTATGGTCAGAATCCCGAAGCGGTCGCTGCGGGGGAGGCGGTAACACGGGAGCTGAACAACCGAACAGCCAAGGAACAGCTCTACCCCCAGATCGCCGCAGCTTTCGCGGGTACCCCTGTGGACCCCAAGGTTATCGACGGCATCGCAGAGGAAGCCGCCGCCCGGATGCAAAACGGGCTGGATCCCCTGGCGACATCGAATCCGCACTCAGAGCAGTATAAAGCTCATCACGCCGGAAACCTGGATTCTCGAGCCATCGCGGCAGAGATCCAAAGCGCCCTCGCCGCTGGAACGATTAATCACGCCCAGGCGGCGTCATTGACGGCTATGGCTCAGTTGGCTCCCCAGGCGACCTGGGGGCTCCTTGGTGACCCTCAGAACACCGCGATCGTCAAGGCGGTTACCCCCGTCAAGCTCCCCGGGCTCCAAGAGATTGACCCTGCGTCGGGGAAGCCTCGGGCAGTCAGCACGCAGACTACGTCTTCCTGGGATCAGACATCGCAGAAGTGGGTTGATGATCAGACCGGGGAGACTCGATCTGAAGCTCAAGACTGGTCACCATCAGAGATGGTGAAGCGACAGGACATCGCCGATGCCAACCCTGCAGGAATCCATCAGCTCACGAAGCTCCGTGATGAAGCCAAGGTGGAGAGTGACGCCGTCAAGCGGGAGGCTACCGACACCGCGAAGCGCGAGGCTCAGCGGGATGAGCGGGATACTCGGCATAACGCGATAGCAGATATCTATAATCGGTACGCCGATGAGAAGCCGGCTTTCGACGCCGCACATGACGCCTACCTCCGTTCCAAAGGTATCGACCCGGCGACCTCAATGGCCAATCTCTACAAGGGGCCCGTACCTGGACCCGATCGAGACATTAACACGGCGACCGTACGTCCTGGAGTAATGGGCCGGTACCGTGATACGGAGTATACCGGGTTGCCCCAGGACCCCAATCGTCCAGGCGGCCCTACGAAGC